TAACGTCTTCCATCTAATGGGTTTAAACTGTGTGCGGAATTTTAGAAACCTCTTTCGAGGAAAAGTGGAGGTCCGTCCCCCCACGCCATTAGCTTTCAAGAGCTTGTGGTTCGCTTTTAACTTTTTGGATTTCCTTTAGGCATCTAAAGGAAAGGTACTATATATATATAGTGTGGGCACATTAAGAAAATGATATAATGAAAAATCGGTGCCTATACCTATATAATTGTTAAGTACAATTTGTTTTGCTGCTTCTGCAGCATTAGTTTTAACTAAGAGTTCTAATCTCATTTGGTCTAATAATGATCCATCATTTACTGAACCTAGATTTGCTAGGGCAGGATTTGTGGATTGAAATTTAAATACACAATAATTAGGGCACTGGATATTAAGGCCACTATTGGTCAAACAATTTGTAATTGCTTGCCCAGTAGCACCTCCAGTACGTAATAATTGCATATTTCTTGCCACTTGACTTACTGTGGTTGTATTAATAGCTGTAACACTATATGCAGCTGTAGCGCCGTTAACATTATCTCGGCTTGCTCTCATTTCATTTAACACAACCCCAGTAGGGCACACAACATTAAAGGACCAATTTACTGAACCTCTGTAACATACAAAGGCTGGCATAATCCACGCCAATGGTGTAAAATTACAAAAATTATAAGGACTATTTCCTGTTCCAACAATCTTAACAGCACTTTCTGCGCCATTACTTTGAAAACCAGGGCAAATAGGTTGCCTATAAAATGTTTTAAGACACCTACTCATCTGACTTATGCCAGCGGTAGGCATGTTAAAATAATTACTAGATAACCAAGTCATACGACGTAAAACTTGTCTTAAAGATTTAATATTTTCACCAAAATGAACAAGATATTGTTCAGCTTGTGGATCTTTGGTAACTCCCAAAACAACCTTATCTTCACCTGTATCATACTCAATATCTGCTTGTGGTGCAAAATAAGATAATGTTGAAGCATTATCAATTTCAGTTGGATTTGCAAACTCTATATTTGTTGCTGCTCTAACATATACTAAAACGTCTATGCCAGTTGAAGCAACTGGAGCTGTAAGAATATTTAAAACTCTTACAGTTAAGAATCCATTATCATAAAATGGACTATATGGATATGTGACAGGCACAGCAGTATTAACTGCCCAACCCTCTTGTGCATCTTGCAAATTTGGCCGCAAAGCTAAAAATTGCGTGGCTTGCTGATAAGGAATTCTAAATTCAACATCAGTAGTTTCTCCAATATCCACAATAGCTGTATGCACAACATTTGAAGTGGCAATAGTATTACCAATATTCTGTGCATCATATCCTGTGGGGTCAAAACTGATACGTAAGCGTCCTTTGTGATATTTCGAACAAACAATTCTAAATCGAAAAATAATATCACCACGCCAGTGATCAAACAAATTACTTAACCAAGCCATGGGTGTCATATACACTTTAGCCTGTGTTGCTCCATCGGAATCATACAAACGAGGATTTACGCGGGAATAGAATAGAACATCATCTATTAAATTCGAACTAGTCCATCGCGATGTACACAAATATGATTCTCGTGAAGCTAAATAGTTAATACTTAGTTCATCAACATTAGAAGATCTTCCTATAATTTTTGGATCTATTGATAACTCATTCTTTGAGTCTAATGTTAATTTCTCTATGGGATAACCTATTTCTGTCGTTGCCATTTTTGGAAATGGTTCTGGCCGTTGGGGAATACTGTCTGCAATAACAGGCACATTTGTAAACCCAAAGATCTTAGCTATTAATGAAACAGCGCTAGCACCAATTTTAGTGGCAGTAGCAAATGGTCCAATAATAGGGATCTTTTCAAAATAGGTAGCTGCAGAAGCAATCTGAGAAGCTGGTCGGGAAACACATCCATCACCATATTCATCAGACTGCATTGCATAACCAGCAGAAGCACCAGATAATTGTGCATTCTCTAACCAAGCATATGTGGTTATTGTAACTCCAGTTCCAGAAGCGCTATTCGCACTTTCTAGAATAGAATAAATTATATAATATAATGTTCCTACATCAGTAAAATCTTGTGCTGATTGCACATTAATCCAATTCTTGTGCCAAATCATAGGCAAAATCATTTCAACTGATTCTTGACATTGTGGATCCAAGTCTACATGGGGCCGTTGGGAATTTAGTATCAACCAACGTAAACCAGCATCTAACGCAATAGTAGATGGTGTAAAACTTGGTAATGGCTGATAAGTTGCCATTAACCTTCCATAATAAAAAGGAGATGCACTGAAAACAAACTTCACATGCAAATCACCTCTTATAAATGAATAATTATTTAATTTATTCTTAACTGTCGCTTCATTAGCCCACAGATTCCAGGGGGATATAGTTGTTTTAATCCCTTTAGTATCTGATTCTAACCAAGTAAAACTATTTATTCGAACAGGCCGTTTTAAAAAATTGCCCAGCTCTGTGTCGATGGTACCATCACCGACTGAAAACGCGTGATTTCCTGCTTGTGAGCCCGTTAAGACTTTTGATTCATCAATAAATGAAACAATTTCTTCAATTTGTTCCGATTGCGGATAAAATTGAAGTAAATCTAACGGCACGTGATGCTCATCAAGCCCCGGATGCACTGGATCCGGAACAGATACAAGTTCTAATTCTTGTATGCAACATTTAGACCTTATTCGGGGTCTAAGTCCTGCTAAAATATTACCAACATATTTAAGACTGCAGGATTGTTAGTCCATACAGAATTGCCTTTGGGGAATGAATTGGTCTTCTTGCGGCTAGAAGTTCATTTATAAGATGTATACTGTTCCCCAACATGTATACAAATAGGAGTTTACCGTGTTCTCGCACTAAGCTGTCAAAAGGTTTGCGCTTCGCTCTCTATAATCCGACAGTAATTGATCATAGATGGGTAATGGATCTCTCAACCAATTTGAGAGTCCAGCTTTTTCTATAATTTGAAGAAAGTATATTCTACGTTCCTCAAACTTTTCTCGACCATAGAAAAAATATTCGCGCAATGCGGTTTCGATAACACATATTGAATGTGCTTCTGCCGCTAAAATTCCATTATCCAAATGAGTAGTTAACATTTTATCAAACGATTTATGTTCCAACGGTGCTAACATTATATCACATGAAGGATCATAAACAAAAGCTCTCTTGAGAAAGGATACATCTTTAATACTTATATACG